GAAAAATAAAGTGTCATCGCCATCGATGTTCACATCCCAGTTCTTCAAGCTGAGTCTTTTCGCCACCCCGCAACACATGAGATACATCAATATGCAATTCCCCAGTGCGGTGTTCATATCGCCCGACATCCTGCCACCATTGAGCTTGTAGCGGATGCCGTTCGTGGTTCGTCCCTTGTTCTTGAGCTGCCAGCTCAACAACTTGGCAAATCTTGGGTCGCGGAGCATTGCATTGTACACCTCGTGCTCAATGCGAATCTGCTCAACGCTGACATGGGCGTCGAATCTCCTCATATCCAATCCCAACACGGTACAGTTAGGAATCGAGTCCAGCTTTTCGGATATTAAGGACGCTCGTTCGCGCTGGTTCAGGCCTTTTACAATGACTCGCCTACCGTTGCCACTTTTCACTCGGTCCCCACGCAAATTATACAGGGCATGCTCAAGTGGTTTCAAGAAGCATGCTATCTCGAGGTTATAACGAACACCTCGGGCCTGTATCATTCGCGGGTCTTTGCGTCCACCTTCAAAACAAAGTTTGTCGGCTTTCACAAAGGTTGAGAGCCTGGCGTCCAGCTCAGTAGCTGGCCCATCCTGGATCAACGACGCCTCAGCGTTTAGGTAGCGGGTGCGCTTTGCTCCTGCATAGTTATCGCACACCTGACGAGTTGCCCAAGGTTGGAATGGTCCAAACCTGCCAATCAATCTCCGGGAGAGGATCTTGCCCTGAAGGCGCAATTCCTCAATCCCTGCTTTTGTTGGCTGCGGGGTGGGCATGAGGACACGGTTTATCAACCCGTGCCATTCATTGTGGGCGCAAGGCCTGTGGGTCGTCATTGTCCACATGCCGGGAATTGGTGGCACATAGACGCGGTAGACCAACCGCTTTTCGGGCGAACACTCCCAGTGGTCCGGAATCTTGATGGAAGCACCACTGCGCAGCTTAGCATCTAAGTCTACGTCCTCACGTTGGCACTTTGATCCCTCATACACTGGGCATCCCTAAGCCCTAGGCAATTTGAGTGGGCTCCTCATCCACTCTGGCAACCAAGACGTCAATACCTGGCCCAAACTTGCCTCACCCCGCTTCCACTGCTTCCAACCACGAGCTGGCTGGGCGACGTGTAACTCTCCAGCGTGCAACCTTGTGGTCAAGGTCAC